TTAATGTTTGGCCTGCACCGGATCAAGGGACACAGGCAAATCCATACTACGTGTTTTACTACTGGCGTCTTAGGCGCATATTTGACGCAGGAAACGGTGTGAATGCAGTGGACATCCCGTTTCGTTTTACCAATGCGCTGGTTGCGGGGTTGGCATACATGCTTTCAATGAAGTTGCCGGGCGTAGATGGCATGCGCGTTCAGGCGTTGAAACTGATGTACGACGAGGCATGGGATTTGGCAGCAGGTGAAGACCGCGAAAAAGCCGCGGAACGTCTGGTGCCACGACAGATGTTTATTACGTAATGGGTAACAGGTTTGCGTCAGGTCGGTTCAGTATTGCGGAGTGTGACCGCTGCGGTCAGCGCTACAAGCTGAAAGAACTGAAGAAGCTGGTCATCAAGACCAAACAGGTAACGATCAAGGTTTGCCAGACCTGTTGGGAACCGGATCAACCGCAGTTGCAGTTGGGTATGTATCCCGTGGACGATCCGCAAGCGGTGCGGGAGCCACGTAGAGACAACAGCTATATTCAGTCCGGCTACACTGGACTACAGACGTTGGCAAATACTGCGCCTGTGTTGTTGTCAAATGGCACACCTTCTGGCGGTAGTCGTATTATTCAGTGGGGATGGGCACCGGTAGGTGGGGCAAGAGCAGACGATGCAGGGTTAACACCCAACTATTTGGTGGCGCAGACAACTGTGGCAAACGTAACAATAAACTAGGAGTACAGCATGGACAGGAAGCAGGTGAAAAGAATCGCTGACCAAGAGGTAAAAGCGCATGAGAAGCGCATGCACAAGGGCGCTAAAAGCATGAAGAAGGGCGGTCCGACTTCGGAAGATCGTATGCGCTTGGGCCGCAATCTGGCACGTGCTGCCAGCCAAAAAACCGGTTGAGGAGCAATCATGGTTAAGAACGGCATCAAACAAGTGATGGCAGCGGCGTCGAAAAGCGAGTCAGGTGCTAAACGCCTAACGCAGATCAACCCGTCAGTTGATGGCATTAGTAAGGGCAACTATCCGGAGATCAAGACTTCCGGCATCAAGATTCGTGGTACAGGTGCCGCAACTAAAGGCATCATGGCGCGTGGACCGATGGGCTAAGCATGACATATACCGAGCTTGTTAACGCGATACAGGACTACACGGAAAACTACGAATCTACGTTCGTAGCGAATATTCCTGTCTTTATCCAGCAGACCGAAACACGTGTGTACAACACGGTTCAAGTGCCTGCGTTGCGTGCAAACAAAACCGGTATTTTGTCTACCAACAACAAGTATCTGTCTGCGCCAAGTGACTTTTTGGCTGTGTATTCAATGGCAGTTATTGAAAGCTACGGCACCGCTAATGAAACCTACCACTACTTGTTAAACAAAGACGTGAACTATATCCGTGCCGCGTACCCTACTCCGGCAGATACCGGATTACCGCAGTACTACGCCATCTTTGGTCCAGCAACAACAAGTAACGTGGTGACAGATGAGCTGTCATTTATTTTGGGTCCAACACCGGATGCGGCGTATACGGTGGAGCTGCACTACTACTATTACCCGGAGTCAATTACAGTTGCGCCAGATGGTCGTACATGGTTAGGCGACAACTATGATCCGGTACTGCTGTACGGCGCGTTGCGTGAGGCCTACTTGTTCATGAAAGGTGAACAAGATTTAGTTACCAATGTTGAGGCCAAATACAACGAGGCCATGGAACAACTAAAACGTTTGGGCGATGGTATGGAGCGTCAAGATGCGTACCGTAGCGGTCAAGTTAGGGTTCCGGTGACGTAATGACTATTCGGCAAGGGTTAACAACAAGCTTCAAGCTTGACATGGTAAATGCAAGGCAGAACGTTGCGTCTGACGCGCTTAGCATGGCGCTCTACACAGCGTTTGCAGACATTAACGAGAATACAACGGAGTATTCTGCAAACAATGAAATTAGCGGCACGGGTTATACCGCTGGAGGGCAGGCACTATCTAACGTTACGGTCAACTCAACCAGTAATGGCGTGGTGTATATCAGCTTTTCCAACCCGGTATGGGACCCAGCGCAGTTTACAGCACGTGGGGCTTTGATCTACAACACCACAAAAAGCAATGCGTCGATTGCTGTATTGGATTTTGGGTCTGACAAAACGCAGGCGGGCAACAACACATTTACGGTAACTTTACCCCCTGACACGGCGTCAAGTGCGCTGATACGTATTAATTGAGGAGTAGCTATGAGCATTGAAACTTCTAAATCCAGCGAAACCGTGAATAGCGCTGTTGAGCGTAAGACTGGCTTTGCTGAAAACGCGTCCGCAGGTGGTGTATTCACCGTAACGTGTTTTGATAGTAACGGTAACGAAAAGTGGGTTGAGATTGCACCCAACCTTGTGGTTAACACAGGGTTGCAGAACATGAACACTCAGTTTTTTACAGGTTCTACCTATACGGCTGCTTGGTATATTGGGTTGGTTAATGGCACTTCTGCTAGTACCACGTTCTCTGGTGGCGATACGTTGGCTTCTCACGTTGGTTGGGGTGAGAACACTAGTTACACTGGCAACCGCAAGGCAGCCACGTTTGGCGCTGCTACGCTGGCAGATCCGTCCAACATCAACAACGCATCCTCTACTGCGTCGTTCACGATGAACGCCAACGCAACGATTTCTGGTGCGTTCTTGGCGAACGTAGCAACGGGTACATCAGGGTTGCTGTTCTCGGTATCTGACTTCCAAACGCCGGGTGACCGTACGGTGGTGAGTGGTGACGTTCTAAACGTGACCTACTCTTTCAACCTTGATGCGACTTGATAGGAGCTGAACATGTACAAGAAGGGCGACGTTGTGAAGCTCAAGGCAGTTGTGCCGCAGGGTCCGATTGCCTCTATGAGTATGGATGAAGATGGCAACGTGTGGTGCCTGCTGGAGTGGACGGGCGACGATGGTCAGGTTCATTCCCGCTGGTTTAAGGCTGATGAGTTGGAGTCTGCGGAGTAATATGTGGCAATCGTTGATGGCGGATTTAGTAGTGGCACATGGGGCGAAGCCGGTTGGGGCTGCTCGGTCTACTATCCGCTCATCTCGAACGCTGGCTGGGGTAATGGTCCATGGGGATCAGATGGCTGGGGGCTTGGTAACGGCGGGTTAATTACTGCGTCTGATAGTGTCAACGTAGCGGCAACACCGCCGATAGCAGCGACAGTATCCGAGTCAGTACAGCTAGTAGACATAGTAAGTGCCGCGCTGAATGCGACGGCGGTGATAACAGAATCGGTAGTAGCGGCAGATCAGGTATTTAGCGGTCTGGCATTTTCCAGCGCTATAGCCGAAGCGGTAACGGTAAGTGATGCTGTCAGCAGCCTGGTCATATTCACCAACTCGGTATCCGAGTCGGCAGCGGCGAAAGACACGGTAGCATCGCAGGCAACGCTGGGTGCGTCGGTACGAGAGACAGCCAATGCTAGCGATACTGTCAGGATGTTTGTGACGGTTGAAAGAAGCGTGAGCGAGAGCGCTAATGCTTCTGAAACGGTATCTGGCGGTCTTGTATTTACAAGTGTTGCAAGCGAAACTGCCAATGCGTCGGTTGAGGTAAAGAGCGGGTTTGGTATATCAGGGGCAATATCTGAGTCTGCGGCGATAGCAGACACGGCGAATGTCACCAGAATCACTGTTGCATCGATTGAAGAATCTGTATCTACACAAGACATGTTCAGCGCGTTGGCGCAGTTCATGGTCAAGATTACAGAGGACACGACGGCGGCAGACACAGATAATGCAGAGGCCGACAATGATGTATTTAGTACAGAAAGCGCAAGAGCATCGGATGTTGTCAGTTGCAGGTATCTGTGGGAGTTGATTGATGATAGTCAGACGGCAGACTGGGTGGAGATTAACAACCCGCAGTCACCAGGCTGGGCAGATTTGAGTACGACAGACAATGCAAGCTGGACGCTCATAAACACCATTTAGTAAGGAAAGATCATGGCAAGTACATATTCCCAGCTAAAGATCGAGTTGATCGGCACGGGCGACCAAGCGGGTACGTGGGGTACGACCACGAACGTCAACCTTGGGACTGCCCTAGAAGAAGCGATTACCGGTTCTGCCAACGTCACGTTTGCCAGCTCGAACGTGGCGATAGCGTTAGCAGATACGAACGCTAGCCAGGCTGCGCGTAACTTGGAGTTGAACCTAGTTGGCACTATTACCAACCGGCAGACACTGTTCATCCCGGCGATAGAGAAGCAGTATTTGATAGTCAACAACCTATCAAACTCGGTGGTAATTTCTAACGGCACAAATGCTGCGCCGACCGGTGTTACGGTGACGATACCAGCCGGTAGAAACATGGCTATCTATAACGACTCCATCAACGTGGCGGAGGTAGTCAATTACATCACCGAGTTTGCTGCAAGTAATGTGACAATTACCAACGCGCTGGCCGTGGCAAGTGGCGGTACTGGCAGGGCAAACTTGACGCTAGGTAGTGTGGTGGTGGGCAACAACACGGGCACGGTCACGATGGTGGCACCGGGCACCGCAAACAACGTGCTGACCAGTAACGGTACTCACTGGGTGAGCCAGACTCCATCAGCATCTGGTATTACTACAGGCAAAGCAATCGCTATGAGCATGATCTTCGGATTCTAAGGAGTTATTAAAATGGCAAACCCTAATATCGTTAACGTCACGCAGATCTACGGTCAGACGACATTTCTGACCCCTGCGAACACGGCTAACTTTGTACTGGTAACAAACACGTCTGGTTCTGGCAACGTATTTAAGCTGGATCAGATCGTGGCTGCAAACCAGACTAATACTGCGGCAAACTGCACGGTGATGATCTACACCAGCGGTAACGTGGTAGCTGGTAACGCGGTGGTGACGGCATCTTCGAATGCGTTCCCGATTGCGTCCAACATTTCGGTTCCGGCGTTTGCGTCGCTGATCGTGATGGACAAGACGACGGCGACGTACCTGACGGAAGGCCGTGCGATTGTTGTTGCAACAGGCACGAACAACGCGATTTCATTCTCGGTTAGCTACGAACAGATTAGCTCGTAAGGGTAAGCCATGCCGATTCACGGATATCCCGGTCAGATCATCAGCGCGAGTTCTCCGCTGTACACCCCCGGCTTTGCTTCTGGGATATGGACGCTGGGCAACTGGCCTGCGGGCGTCACCATCGTTCAGACGTTTACTGCATCCGGTTTCTTTACCGTGCCTGTCGGTGTGACGGCGGTGGATTATCTGGTGGTTGCGGGCGGTGGCGGAGGTGGTTTAGCACAGATATCCGCATATGACGCTGGCGGTGGTGGAGCCGGTGGTTTTAGGACTGGCACTGCGTTACCTGTAACGCCCGGAGCAACTTACGCCATCACCGTTGGTGCTGGTGGTATAGCATCTGCATCTACCGCTTCTGCGGGTGGATCGGGTGGAAATTCGATATTTTCTACCATTACATCTAATGGCGGTGGTGGTGGTGGTTCGTGGGGAACAGCATCACAAGCTGGAGTAAATGGCGTTAGTGGTGGCTCTGGTGGTGGTGCCAGTTCAGCCACAAGTGGCGGCGCAGCTACATCTGGTGGTGCTGGCAACACTCCCTCTACGACTCCATCACAAGGAAACAATGGTGCTGGTGGTACTGGTTCTCCGAATTTTCTTGGTGGTGGTGGAGGTGGCGCAGGTGCAGCAGCTTCAACAGCAAACATAAATGGTGGTAACGGCAGCGCGTCATCCATTTCTGGTTCTTCTGTTGCTTATGCTGGAGGAGGAGGGCGCGGAAATGGAACCGGCCCTAATGGAGGAACGGGCGGCACAGGCGGTGGGGGAAATGGTGGAAGCCCATCTACTGCTGCTGTTGCCGGTACTGCGAATACTGGAGGTGGCGGTGGCGGTGGTGCATGGTCAAGCCCTAATTTAAGTGGCGCAGCAGGCGGCTCTGGCATTGTCATCATCCGCTACATAGCTCCAAATCGAAGCCTGTTTGTATTCAACTCTACCCAGCGGTGGGTTGCTCCGGTCGGCGTGACTTCTGTCGATTATTTGGTAGTTGCTGGCGGCGGCGGTGGATCTTCTGGTGGTGGTGGCGCAGGCGGATATAGAACAGGCACTGCTTTGGCAATTACTGCTGGTACTGAATACACAGTAACTGTCGGTGCCGGTGGTGCTGGCGGCGTTAGTACCAATGAGCCCTCTAACGGAACGCTTGGTTCAAACGGTGGAAATTCAGTATTCGCAACTATCACCTCTAATGGTGGTGGTGGTGGCGGTGCATGGAACAATCTTGCAGGCAGAGCCGGTGGATCTGGAGGCGGCGGCGGTAAAGATGGTGGTGCTGGAGGCGCTGGAAATACGCCAAGCACCTCTCCGTCGCAAGGCAACAACGGCGGCTCCGGTCCGGGAGGTGCGGGTGGCGGCGCAGGTGGCGGTGGTGGTGCGGGTCAAACAGGATTTAATGGCGCATCAAGTGAATTTGGCGGCAACGGCGGAAACGGCTTGTCATCTTCCATATCGGGCAGTTCAGTAACATATGCCGGTGGTGGGGGCGGAGGCACAAACTCTACTTTCGCGGATAACAAATTTGGCAAAGGCGGCACTGGCGGTGGTGGCAACGCAGGCACCAATGATGTTGTTGCACAAAATGGCGTTACCAACCTTGGCGGCGGTGGCGGGGGCGCTGGATATTCTCCTATCGGCACAAGAGTTGGCGGCACAGGCGGTTCCGGTATCGTCATCATTAGATGCAATCAATAAGGTGAGACATGAGCGGTAACTATCCCGGCAATTTCATTACCAAAGCCCCGGTACTGCCATCGACCACGCAGGCGTCGGGCATCTGGACGCTACAGCAGGCATTGCAAGCCATTAAGGCTGGCGTGTGGCCGGGTATACCTACCAACACGGTGGTGCTGTCTTTCACTTCTACTGGCTCGTGGACATGTCCTGACGGCGTGTCGCAGGTGGACTACCTAGTGGTGGCCGGGGGAGCAGGCGGCGGATCAAGATTTGGTGGAGGTGGTGGAGCCGGTGGATTTAGAACAGGTACAGGGTTGGCTGTCATACCGGGAACCACATACACAATTACTGTTGGCGGCGGTGGTGCTGGTTCATTAAGCAGCCCAGGTAACGATAGAGGCTCAAACGGCGGCAACTCACTGTTTAACACGATTACATCAGCAGGCGGCGGTGGCGCAGCATCAAACAATAGTCCTGCTGCCGCAAGCGGTGGATCTGGCGGCGGCGCAGCTGGTGAAACATCTTTGGCAGGCGGCGCAGGAAATACTCCATCAACATCACCTAGTCAGGGTAATAACGGTGGTGCTGGTTTTAACGGTGGCACATCAACACCCGGTGCAGGTGGTGGCGGGGGAGCCTCTGCTGTAGGGGTGAGTGGCGCGTCTTCTGCGGGTGGAAATGGCGGTAATGGAACCGCAAGCACCATATCTGGTTCGTCTGCTACCTACGCTGGCGGAGGTGGTGGTGGAACTTCTAGCACAGGCACGGCTGGCATTGGTGGCACAGGCGGTGGCGGTAACGGTATTAAAACTTCTGGCACAGCGCAATCTGGCACGGCTAATACGGGCGGCGGTGGAGGCGGTGGTGGTGGAGATTTTAGTAGTTTTGGCGGCACCGGCGGCAGCGGTATTGTCATCATCAAATACCTAGCACCACAAACAGGCGTACTGACATTCCCTGCATCCGGCTCGTGGACTTGTCCGCCGGGCGTGACCAGTGTGGATTATCTGGTGATAGCTGGGGGAGGTGGTGGTGGCGGTGGGACAGGCGGCGGCGGTGGCGCAGGAGGATTTAGAACAGGAACAAGCCTACCTGTTTCTTCCGGTGTTAGTTATTCAATTACCGTTGGTGCTGGAGGTTCTGGTGGTGTAAATGGCACAAGTCCCGGATCAAACGGCGGCAATTCTATTTTTAGCACTATTACTTCTAATGGCGGTGGTGGTGGAGGCACAGAAGCGCCTGAACTTGCTGCCAGAAGTGGTGGATCTGGAGGTGGAGCTAGAGGCGGTGGGGCTGGTTCAAATACTGCGGGCGGTTTAGGCAACACGCCTAACACGTCACCATCACAAGGAAATAATGGCGGTAATGGAGCAGGTGGCGCTCCAGCATTTGGTGGTGGCGGTGGTGGGGGCGCTAGTGCAAATGGAGTAAATGGAACTTCAAGTGCTGCGGGCAGTGGCGGTAATGGCAGTGTTTCGTCAATATCTGGATCATCTATTACATACTCGGGTGGAGGCGGTTCGGGCAGTTATGAAACAAGACCAGTCGGCCTTGGCGGTACAGGCGGAGGAGGTAATGGGGGCGCTAACGGTTCCGGTGGGGATGCAGGGATTTCGAACACGGGTGGTGGAGGTGGCGGCGGTGGATCAAATACTCCTGGCTCCGTTCGAGGAACAGGCGGCACAGGTGGTTCAGGTATCGTTATCCTTAAACTAAACTCATAACAGACTATGGATACTAAGATCAGACTTATGTACGGCATCGACACAGCAATGCACTTGCTGCGTCCAGGCGCACGATGGGAGATCACGAACAACTTCTTCTCGGTATGGGAAGACCCACGCCCCTGCCCGACGATGGAAGAAGTCCACGCCACGATGGAGAAGATCAAGGCTTTCGAGGACAGCATCAACACGATCTGGACTGAAGAGCAGATTGCACAGATTACCGGTCAGCAGCGCGAGTACGACAAGGCGGTGAACGGATGAACGTCCATAACCTATTCCCGCTGCCGGTTGGGTTCTTCCGCCTCGGGCGTGACCTGACCAAGACCGAGCTGGACTTCCTGCTCGGCCAAGAGCGTTATGCCAATCAGGGCAACACCACGAGCGCTGACCGGAAGATCCTGAAGAACAAAGAACTGACAGACGTTCGTGACTTCATCGAAGACGCGATGCTGGAGTACTTCAAGACGGTACATGACCCCAAGGGTGATGTTGCGCTGTACGTCACGCAGTCCTGGGCGAACTACACCGAGCCGGGTCAGTATCACCACAAGCACGCGCATCCGAACAGCTTTATCAGCGGTGTGTTCTACCCGCAGGCAGATCGGGAAGTGGACAAGATTTACTTTTACAAGAGCGGCTACGAGCGAATCAAAGTACAGCCCGATTCATGGAATCACTGGAACTCGGAGAGCTGGTGGTTCGAGGTTGGGTCAGGGGATTTGGTTCTGTTCCCATCGCATCTTGAACACATGGTTGAGACGAAGGTCGGAAACGAAACTCGGATCAGCATCGCGTTTAACACCTTTCTCAAGGGGCACATCGGTGTCGATGAGAGCTTAACTGGACTGGAATTAGGAGAAGACTGATGGCACATTTCGCGGAGCTTGGCCCCAATAACGAGGTACTGCGCGTTATCGTGGTCGACAACAGAGACACAGCCGACGCTAACGGCATCGAGAAGGAACACATTGGCGCAGCGTTCTGTGAGCGCCTGCTGGGTGGCCGCTGGGTGCAGACAAGCTACAACGGCAACAAGCGTAAGAACTACGCTGGTCAGGGCTACACCTTTGACGAGCAGCGTGATGCGTTTATCCCGCCCAAGCCGTTTGCATCCTGGGTGCTGGTTGAGGATACCTGCCAGTGGAAGCCGCCGGTAGATATGCCGACGGACGGCCAGATGTATTCATGGGATGAGGCTACGACCTCATGGAAAGCACAAGAAGCCGCTTGAGGTGAATCATGGACGCTGAACTGCAAAAAGTAAAACTGGAAGCAGAGGTTGAGCTTGCCAAGCTGGAGGCTACTTCCCCTGCAAAAGAAGTGGCTGGCAAGGCTATCGGCAAGTTTGGTCTTGCGTCTATCGTAACTATTGTAGTAATCGGCGTCCTTGCTAGTTTGTGGCTGGAAGAAAGCAAGATGGCTGCGGTCATGGGGCTTCTCGGCGCTTCGCTTACAGCGTTAATCTCGATGTTGAACAGCATCGCCGGTGCCACGCCCAAACAGGACAAGCCCGAGTTCGAGGTTATGAAGCAGTTGATCGACAAGCTAGACAAGC